CTGGTAATGGTATTGTTGATGTTGCCACAATTGATTTTTATAAACAAAGCAAGGTAAAAGATCCAATTGAAATGAGAGGATTGGATCATGGTTATTGGATTTGGGAATATCCAGATTATAGTAGAAATTATATAGTTAGTGCTGACGTTGCTAGAGGTGATGGTGCGGATTATAGTGCATTTCAAGTTATTGATGTAGAGTCATTGACACAAGTTGCCGAATATAAAGGACAAATTGGTACTAAAGATTATGGTAACATGTTGGTAAGTGTTGCAACAGATTATAATAATGCTTTATTAATTGTAGAAAATGCGAATATTGGTTGGGCAGTTTTACAACAAATAATAGATAGACAATATCCAAATACGTTCTATAGTAGTGCAGATCTACAATATGTAGACGTAGAAAGACAATTGACGAATAAAGTTAATAGAGATGAAAAGAAGATGATTCCTGGCTTTACTAATAGTCAAAAAACTAGACCATTATTAATTTCAAAGTTAGAAACTTATTTTAGAGAAAGATCAGTAGAAGTAAGATCGCTTAGATTTTTGGATGAATTGTCCGTGTTTATTTGGGACGGTAATAAAGTAGCTGCAATGAAAGGTTATAATGATGACTTGGTAATGGCAATGAGCATCGGATTATGGGTAAGAGATACAGCATTAAAGTTAAGACAACAAAGTATGGATTTAAATAGATCAATGTTGGGTGGTATTACAAGAATTGGTGGTTCTCAAAACATTTATAAAGCGCAATCAATTAATAGTAAAGAAGCATGGCAAATGTCAGTTGGAAAAACTACAGATAAAAAAGAAAACCTAACTTGGTTATTGTAACATATTTATATATATAAAACTATGGCAAACGAAGAATTTCAAATATTAAAACAAAGATCTTTATATTCAAAATTAAAGAGACTTTTCTCTACTGATGCGGTAATTCGTAATATTGGTGGTAAAAAGTTAAAGGTAGTAGATACAGATGAAGTAATGTATGCTACAGACCGCAATACACTTAGAGATCGTTTTAATAGAATTAGAACATCTTCATATAATCAATATAGCAGAGATTTTACTTTAAGTTATCAAGCTGCTCGTATTGAACTATTTCGTGATTATGATACGATGGATATGGACCCAATCATTTCATCTGCATTGGATATTTACGCAGATGAAAGTGTAACTAAAAATGAATTGGGTGAAATTCTTATAATTCATTCAAGTAATGATAACATTAAACAAATTCTTTATAATTTGTTCTATGATATTCTTAATATTGAATTTAACATGTGGAGTTGGACTAGAAATCTTGTAAAGTACGGCGATTTCTATTTGAAAATGTATATTAGTCCAGAATATGGTGTATACATGGTAGAACCTATTAGTGCATACAATGTTACCCGTGTAGAAAATAGTGATTTAACAAACAAAAACTATGTTAAATTCCAAATCAATTTACCAGAAGGTGGCAGATTAGAAGAATTGGAAAACTATCAAGTTGCACATTTTAGAATGTTGAGTGATAGTAATTTTATTCCTTATGGTAAGAGCATCATTGAAGGTGGTAGAAGAGTTTGGAAACAATTATCATTGATGGAAGATGCAATGTTAATTCATCGTGTAATGCGTGCTCCCGAAAAGAGAATATTTAAGGTTGATGTAGGTAATATTCCACCATCTGAAGTGGATCAATATATGCAAAAGTTGATGGACAAGATGAAAAAGGTTCCATACATTGATGAAAGAACAGGCGATTATAATCTTCGTTTTAATCTACAAAACATGGTAGAAGACTTTTATCTACCAGTTCGTGGTAGTGATAGTGGTACTAGTATTGAACCATTGAGTGGTATGGAATTCAATGGTATTGATGATATTGAATATCTTCGTAACAAGATGTTAGCTGCATTAAAGATTCCAAAGGCATTTTTGGGTTATGAAGAAGATTTGAGTGGTAAAGCAACACTTGCAAGTGAAGATGTAAGATTTGCTAAAACAGTAAACAGAGTACAAAGAATTTTGATTAGTGAATTGAACAAAATTGCAATGGTACATTTGTATGCGCAAGGATATAAAGATGCATCATTAGTTGATTTTACATTAGAATTAACAAATCCTTCAGTAATTTTTGAAAAAGAAAAGATTGCTATTTGGCAAGATAAAGTCAATCTTTCCAAAGACATGATGGAAACCAAATTATTTAGTAAGAAGTGGATATATGAAAATGTATTTAAGATTTCTGAAGAAGATGTTGATATTCAAAAGAATGACTTGGTAGAAGATGCAAAACAATCTTATAGATTTAAACAAATTGAAGATGAAGGTATTGATCCAGCCAAACCATTCAATAAAATCAAACCAGAAGAAGGTGGATCTAGTGGTGCCGGCGAACCTGAATCAGCTGGAGGCGAACCAGGAGCAGAAACTGGTGGAGGTGAAGGTGGTGAAGGTAGTGCTGCACCAGAAGGTGGAAGTGAACCAAGTGGAGCAGAAGCCGGTGGCAGTGAAACTCCTGCATTAACTGAAAAATCTCTTAGAACATACAAAAGACCTTCACAAAAAGGATCTCATAAAAAGAGAAAAGATATTGCGTTTGGATATGATCCATTAGGAAGCAAAGAAAATGTATCGCAATCTCAAACTGATCCATTAAGACAAGGTTCCAAAACCAAATCTCCATTGAGTTTAGAGGGTTTAAATGACTTTTTAAAAACTACTTCTCAAATCAAAACAGAACTTTTAAATGAAACAAAAAGTCTATCGATGTTAGACGAAAAAAATATTATTGAATAATCCATGTAAATAGTATATTAAAAATGATTTTTACTATAAATTTACTATATTTATAAAATAACGAAGATTAAATTATATGCACAAAGCTAAGCATTCAAAGTTTAGAAACACAGGAATATTGTTTGAATTGCTCACTCGACAAGTGACATCAGATATTTTGTCTGGAAAAGACGAATCTTTTGCCAAGAATATTCTATTCAAATACTTTTCTGAAAATAAAGAATTAGGCAAAGAGTTACAATTGTATAACTTTTTAGTCAACGAAGTTGCAAAAGACGAAACGCAAGCTGAAAAATATATTGAAATAGTATTAAAACAAAGAGACAAATTAAATCAAAAGTCATTAACCTCCGAAAAATATAATTTAATCAAAGAAATCAAAGATGTTTATCCAATTAATGATTTATTTAAGTCAAGTATAAAAAATTATAAAGTCTTAGCTTCAATATATAAAATTTTTGAAAATCATAGTGATAAAAACTCAAAGTTTGATGTAAAAGAAATTGTTACATCCAGAACTTGTATTGTTGAAAATTTATGTGGCATTAAAAAAGTTACTAAAGAAACTGAAGACGAAATGATTAATGTTTATAAACAACAAAATGAAGAAGTTCGTCTTTTGAGTTATAAGATATTGGTAGAATCTTTAAATGAAAAGTATAAAGATTTAGATTCAAATCAAAAGAATTTATTGAAAGAATATATCAATAGTATAAGCAATACAAATTCATTGAAAACATTAATTGACAATGAAGTTTCTAATGTTAAGAAACAATTGGCTGAATTAACCAATAAAATTTCAGATGATGTCATTAAGATCAAGATTAATGAAACTGTAAAACAACTTGATAATGTTAAAAAATTTAATCTCGTTAAAGATAATCAAGTAATGGTTCTATTGTTATCATATGAATTGATAAAAGAAATCAAGAATCAACTTTAATATGAACGAAACAAAAGAAATTATTAAGTCAGATGAATCTTTGAAACAAAAAATCAAAGAATTAATTAAACAAGTAATGGACGAAATTACTACAACTGGTGCAGTTGGTGCTATTTCCGTTCCAAATTGGGTTTCTAAAAGTAAGAAAGGTAGAGCAGATTTAGGTACTGTTCTTGGATATACTCTTGCAAAACCAGTAAATGAAGCTGCTGAACCTACACAACAAGATCCAAATGCACAACAACCACAACAAGGTGGTGAAAAAGGACAAGAAGATCCAAATGTATATGATGCTAAGTTTGATTTGACAGATTTTGAAAGTAGAGTATCACAATCCACTCTACAAAATAAGGGAAATTTTCAAAACAAAATATTGAGCAAAATTGGAAATAAACAAGTTCAATTAAGAGCATCAAAAGGATATGGTCAGCCAGAAAAAGATTATATAGTAAATGTTTCTGGTGTAAGTATTGATTTTTATTATGAAAAATATGTAATAATAATCAAAGGTAGAGAACAAGGTAAACAAAAGGAAAGTGAATACTTTGTCAAACCACCATATCAAATCAAAATTTTAGGTAATGCAGTTGTTACACCTTCTGCAAAGAAGAAACAACAACAAGCTCCAGCAACACCAGTTGCTCCTGTTGTACCAACAAACACTGCAACAAAAGGAGTATAACATATATGAATAAAAAACTATTAGTAGATTGTATAACATTTGATGTAGATAAATCTGTACTTAAAGAAGCAATGTCCAAAGGTGGGCCATTGGTTGTACAAGGTGTTCTACAAAGAGCCGAAGCTAAAAATCAAAATGGTAGAGTTTACGGTAAAGAAATTTTAGAAAGAGAAGCTCAAAAATATGATGAAAATTTCATCAGAGAAAGAAGAGCTCTTGGTGAATTAGATCATCCAGATAGTAGCGTTGTGAATTTAAAAAATGTTAGTCATAATGTAAAAAGAATGTATTGGAATGGCAACGATTTGATGGGTGAAGTAGAAATTTTAACTACACCAAGTGGTAATATTTTAAAAGAATTACTCAATTGTGGTATTAAGTTGGGTATTAGTTCCAGAGGAATGGGTAGTGTTAAAAAGAATGTACATGAAGGGACTGATGAAGTTCAAGATGATTTTGAATTGATTGCATTTGACTTTGTTAGCAATCCATCCACTAAAGGTGCATTTATGTTTCCATCTGGTGAACAATCTTTACAAGAAGGATTTGTAAAAAATCCATTAACAAACAAATGGGAAAATGTAGAAAATTTAATTAGAGACATTTTAGGAGAAATTAAATAATATTTATATCATATGATTAAATTAACTGAAATAGCAGAAGCTTTAGGTATTACACAACAACCACAATCACCTCCAGTATCACCACAAGTTGTTGGTGAATCTCCTGCAGCAGTAAAGACTCTTACTAAGGAAGAAAAGAAAGCTCTTTACGAATTGGTGCATAATTATAATGAATATGGAAAAGTTCTTTATGAATATCATCAATTGATGAAAATTGCAGAAAATATTGATAAGATATCACAATATGCTGAAACATATGCATTAAATGAATGTGGTGATTGGATGCAAGAAAATACTGCTATTCGTCACTTCAAAGAATTAAAGAAAATGTCTGAAGCATTTAAGAAAAATGCTTCTAAATGTCAACAACAAAATAACGAAATGGTTAGCCTATATGAAGATATGGGTAACATTTTAGAAAAATATTTTGAAATTAAGAGTCATTAAAACATTATAAATAGAAATGAAAAACCCCACTGTAAAAAGTGGGGTTTATTTTTTAAATTTCTGTTGAACCAAGTTCATCTATTTTATTTAACATATCATTGAATGTTTTGAATAAATGTTTGGTATCATTTATTATTAAAACATAAGCATCATCTGTCTTGTATACTTTATAAGTAAAATCATCCATGTAATTTTGATTTCTTACTTTTAAAACCATCCTGGCATCACCTTCAGGTTCAAAACCCATTCCAAGTAACATTTCTATTTCTTTCCATTCCCATCCATTTGGATGATCTATATCATCCAATTTATATTCTTTTTCTCCACTTTCTTTTTTTAAGAATGATTTTAAATGTGTCATAATTAATTATTAATTTTAATTGCGTCTTTTATGAAACTATATAATTTATTTTTTATTTCTCCTTCACCAGTATCATTAGTAATTGGATCGGATAACTTATAACGAATTTCTGCTGAAGGTTTATCAAAGTCTTCTTCATTTTGATATTCAGTATACCATACACCATATTTGAAAGAATTCTTGGTGTCATCTTCTTCGTTTGTTAATTTCTTAATTACAAACTTAATTGTATTTTCATTGAATTCTTTATCAAAACTCAATTCCATACCAGATCCTGCATTTTTATTGTTAACTGGACCTGTTACTTCTGCAATTTTTGCAACTTCATATGGTTTAAAATCAAGTCCCTGATTTTTATTCAATTCATCTCTAAACTTAACATTCTTTTTGTTTAGTTCAGCGGTTTCATTGATTACATTTGCGAATGATCTACGAAATATTTCTTTCAATTTTGTTCGTATTTCGTTCTTTTTTGCATCTGGTACATTTGCATATAATGCACGTAAATATCTTTGAACATCACCGTCAGTACATCCAAGTTTTTTACCAGTTTCTTTGTTGTAAATACATTTACCTTTTATTTTATATGGCATAATACAATAAATATCAAGATTTTTTATTACTTTCAATTTTTTATTTATATTTATTCAACAGTAATACGACATTTCCTTTGTCGCAACATATAATTAATTAATCTTCATTGAAGTTCAAATCCTCAATAACTTCACACAAATAAGGAAAATAAATATGTCAAATCTATTAAAAGAAGCTATTGCTGACGCTAAAGCTGTACGTGCTACAGCACTTGCAAATGCAAAAGCTGCGTTGGAAGAAGCATTCCAACCAAAACTAGAAGCTATGTTAGCCGAAAAATTAAAAAACGAAATTTCTGAAGGTGAATATGGTTCAGATGAAGTGTCTGAAACAATGCCAATGGAAATGTCCGCATCAGATGATGCAATGGATGAAGGAATGGAAATTACAGATGAAGAATTAAATGAAATTCTCGCTGAACTAGAAGGTGAATTGGATGAAGCAGGTCAAGTTGACCCAAATGTTCCAGTTGCACCAGCACCTGCTCCAGTTGATCCATCCGCACCAGCTCCAGTTGCACCAGTTGATCCAATGGCAGCTCCAGTTGCACCAGCTCCAGTTGCACCAGTTGATCCAATGGCAGCTCCAGTTGCACCAGCACCTGCTCCAGTAGCCGAAGAAGCTGAAGGAGAAGAAGTAGTTGATCTACAAGAACTTCTTGATTCATTGAACGAAGAAGAAACCGAAGAAGAAGAAATGGAAGAATCTATCGTCAATGAAGAAAAGGAAGAAAAAGAAGAAGACGAAAAAGAAGAAAAAGTAGATGAAAAGATTGAAGATGAAAAGGTTGACGAATCTCTTCAAGCTGAATTGAACGAAGCTATGTCTACTGTTCAATATCTCCGTGATCAACTTAACGAAGTTAATTTGTTGAATGCAAAGTTGCTATATACAAATAAACTATTTAATCAATTTAACCTCGACCAAAAGCAAAAACTTAAGGTTGTGGAAACATTCGACTTGGCTAAGTCCATCCGTGAAGTCAAGTTGAGTTATACTATTTTGTCCGAATCATATAGTTTAGGTGGATCAGTTGTCAAAAAGACTAATACAACTGCAAAAACAATCACCGAAGGTTTGGCAAGTAAACCAGTTGCATCAACAGCTCCTGCAAAGGAATTGATTGTAGAAAACAGCAACGTGATGGCTTCAAGATTCCAAAAGCTCGCCGGAATTAAGAAGTAAAAAGTTAAATTAAGGTGAGTAAAAACTAACTATAAAATAAATTCAAATTATGAGTGATATTAAATCATTATTGACAAACAATATGAATCCACAGGCTAAGTTGATGACTGAAACCCGTGGATTGCAAAGCAAATGGGACAAGACTGGTCTTCTTGAAGGACTAGAAGGTGTCGATAAGGCACACATGTCCATCTTGCTTGAAAACCAAGCACAACAATTGTTGAACGAAGCTACCTCTACAGGTACTTCCCAAAACAGTGAACAATGGGCTGGCGTAGCTCTTCCATTGGTTCGCCGTGTATTCGCTGAAATTTCCGCTAAGGAATTCGTTTCAGTTCAACCAATGAACCTACCATCTGGTCTAATCTTCTATCTAGACTTCAAGTATGGTACAACCCGTGGTGGTCTTCCAGGCCAAAACGCATATAACGGTCAATCACTATTCGGTGGTAACGGTCTAAAGCTTGGTTCTACCGATGCAGCTGTAAACGGTCTATACGGTGTTGGTCGTTATGCTTATACCGAAAACTATACATCATCTGTACTAAGTTTCACTACTGGATCAGTAACTCTATCTGATCTTGACTTTGATTCTCAATACAGTTCAAGCACAACCGCTTTCGTAGGTAAGAAAATTACCGTTGATATCGGTGACAACAGTGGTGGTAGAATTGATTTGAACGCAGTAAGAAGCTTTGCTTTTAGTGGTTCAGGTATCAATCCATCAAACATTGTAAATGAATTGACCAAGGTATATAACACTGGTTCTTTGGCATCCCCATACTACAGAATCCAATTCATCAACACAAGTTCACAAGCACCAACTCCAGGTACCGCTACCTTGACCTATACAGTACAACCTACTGATAGTACCCGTGGTGACTTTGAAGATAAAGATCCATTCAAGGGTTCTGGATCTGGTACAGGTATTGATGACGGTACTGATATCAATATCCCAGAAGTTAACTTGGAACTTAAGAGCGAACCTATCGTTGCTAAGACTCGTAAGTTAAAGGCAGTCTGGACCCCAGAATTGGCTCAAGACTTGAATGCTTACCATAGCATTGATGCAGAAGCAGAATTGACTGCTCTCTTGAGTGAATATGTATCAATGGAAATTGATCTTGAAATTATGGACATGTTGATTAATGCAGCTCCTGCATTGACAACCGAAGCATGGTCTGCAGTAATCGGTAAAGACATCATTAAGGGTGCAAATGACTCTAATGGTCTTCCAACATTCACCGTAAACAACGATTCAACCAATCGTACTGCTTACGTAAAGAGCACTTGGTACCAAACTCTTGGTAACAAGATTCAAAAGGTAAGCAACAAGATTCATCAATTGACTCTACGTGGTGGTGCAAACTTCCTAGTAGTAGGTCCAGATGTAGCAACCATCTTGGAATCAATCCCAGGATATGTTGTTAACACAGACGGTGATTCTGCTAAGTTCGCAATGGGTGTAAGTCGTGTTGGTAGCTTCGCAAGTCGCTTCCAAGTCTACAAGAACCCATATATGCAAGAAAACACCATCTTGATGGGCTTCCGTGGAAATAACTTCCTAGAAACCGGTGCTGTATATTCTCCATACATCCCACTAGTACAAACTCCATTGGTATACGATCCAGTCAACTTCACACCACGTCGTGGCGTATTGACTCGTTATGCTAAGAAAGTAGTACGTCCCGAATTTTACGGTAAGATCTATGTATCTGACCTAGACCAAATCTAATCAATACTAAGATAGATTAAACAATGACCCCGGCAGAAATGCCGGGGTTTTTTATTTTGTAATTCTATTTATATTATATGATAAATTTAACTGATATAGTGGATGAAATTTTAGAAAAAAATGAACCAATGAAGTTGGTTAAAGATGTTCAAATAAGCGAACAA